AGCGGAACTGTGAATCTGCTTAAACTTGCGATTGCCATTATATTGCTCCTTGTTCCTTATATTTACCTATTATAGTCCAGCTTGAATGTCGCCAGTATTCTTCAAGCGTAGCGGAATATAAATGAATTCCACAGCTTTAACTGGTTCAATCGCAATATCTAGCCATAGTTCTGAACGATCAATTCTAGTTGGTGTGTTGTTAGATTCATCACAAACAACTAGGAAGTCGTACAATGCTCTTTGTCCTACTAACTCTAATAGGAAACTTTCTGTAGCTTGTTTAACTTCGTTACGAGTAATTCTATCGTTAGGTTCAAACAAGAATGGTTTAACTAACAATGATAACTGTCTACGTAAGTAAGCAACTAAACGAGCTACATTAATACGATCTAATGCACTTGCGTTTCTTGCACGGGTGTATTGTCCCATGTTAACAATACCAGCACCTGGTAATGTCGCTAGCGGGTTAATCTTAACACCTGCCATAACATCACGCAAGCTCTGTGGTAAAGCGGCTGTTCTAAACTCGCCTTCTGCATCTAAGTAACCAACCGCTGTAGCATTGTCAATACCACCGCGTCTTGTGCCTGCCGGAGCAAACCATTGGAAGCTCTTCTGGTCACNAATTGCAATTGTACGCAACATCATGTGGCTTGGGGGAACAACAATATAGTTTCCTAGATTGTCGTTTGTATAACCGCTTGGGTAGAACATAGCCATGTATTCATCGTAACTAACTGCACCCTCTTCGCCGTTATCGAACGCGAGAGCATTATTATTACCCCAGTTGCTTAGAGCAGTACCGTTAGGTTCTAGTCTAAATGGTGTATCACCGACTACAAATGCTGTCTGTCCACGATCAACGTTAAATGCAACCATATTTTGAATTGCTTCAGGATATCCTGGACAAGCAATTAGATTGAAAATAACAGTATCAGTATCACGGATTGCTTGATTAGTGTCAATGATAGCTTTCAAACCTGCAACAACAAATCTTCGTTGTGCATGACGACCGAAACTACCTTGTCCGTTTTCAGCGTTAGGACTTACCGATACCCAACGATTAGTAACATAAGGTGTAGATGCATTAGAGCCATCCATTAGTTCGTNNTTGTAACGTAATGTTTCTACCTTCGTTAGCATTGATGTTAATGTGATTAACAACATACTGCTTAACATTAAATCCGCTACGGCGTAAGTTCCATAACTTCATACCACGGGGATAAAGTGCTGGATCGGGCGCATCGGGATCGACATAATCACTTGTTAATAGGCTAACAATGCTTGCTGCTTCTTCAGTTGTTCCACTTGCTGCCCAACGAGCATCAGCAAATATCCACCCATCAGGAGTTGTCTGATCTGTGGTGTCTTGCAATATCCATTTTCCGCCCATTCTGATAAAGACATCTTTACCGTAATTGTCGATATCAGCAGTAGAAATCCAGATATCGTAGTCAACTAGAGGATCACCGTTGCTCTGTGTTGTAGGAGCAATACTTGCGACTTGCGGGCCATTAGGATCAGTTTCAGGGTAAACATTTCTGTAACCTCTCCATGTGTTTCCGTCATGTACCATAATATCTACTTCACCGGCAACAGAACTGTACCATAATTGGCCATCAGCGGGCAATGTAACAGGTGTTTGATCTTTTGCTTCGAATACTAACGGCTTCCAGTTAGACGCAATATATGTAATTGTTCTAACATCATTAGCCGCTTTAGCATATAAGTTTCTTGTTCCAGATTCAACACCTTCTGAATTTCTTGTCCAACCGCTGAAACCTAAGTAATCAGCTAGAGGTGTGCCTGTACCGTCGTTGAATAAGATCTCACCACCGCGGCTGTGCTGAATTGTAACGCTTGTAGCATTACCGCTACCATCAAAACTGGCAGCACTTGCAGTAACATATGTCATGTTTAGTGCATTGATGCGCTGAATAACAGTATCCATTGTATCGCCAACTGCTAATGTTACTGTTTTAGCACTACTGTAGTTTGCTACACCGTTGGTCATTGTTTCTAGACCTTCGGCGATTGTAAATGTTCCACCTGTAGCAGAAGTAACCGCAACAGTCTTAACTACTGAAGTAACCTTTGTAGCTCCGGTTGCGTTTCTTCTCCAGATTTTAAAACCAGCTAGTTGTGGATAGCTTGTTGAACCATCAACAGAGCCATCACCCCTTTGGAAGTTTTGCTGAACAAAAACTTGTCCAACAGGAATGTCGCCAGTTGAGTTAATTGTGTTAATTGTCAGTTTGAGCATCTTCAGTAATAGTAACTGATTGCAAGCTAAATGTCATTTGCAGAACTGCTATACAACTTGATATACCAATCAGCTCCTGCGTTCGGTACAGTGGTCTTAACATAGACAGATCCAGTTGCATTGTCAGTAAAGTTAGGATATTTTGTATGGGGGCCTTGAAATAATGCAGGACCTTGATAAAACGCCTGCTTCTAAACCAGCAGCAGCTAGCATTTCATCTAGACCTGTNCNTTCGGCAATTTCAATTTTTCCGTCTGCATTTGTACCGTCTGATGCAGCAAGAGCATCTGCATATAGTTCTAAATAACCACCTGCATTAACTTTAGCACCAACACCTTTTGTACGCATTGCACCGTTAATACTAGTGGCAAGTGCAGTAATAGTAGCACCGCTTAATGTGATTGTTTCGCCGTTAATTACTAATGTGTTACCGTTGTAAGATGTTAGATCAGGATTAGAAACTGTACCAGTTACAGTAGCCCAGCTTGTTGCCCAAGATGAACTTACAAAAGTACCGGTAGCGTTGAAATTACTTTCAACATTAGAACCAACCGGGACCCACTGACTGTCGGAGTTCTTATACCAAATATTAATAGCATTTTGGCTAGTAGCAACAACTACATATTGGCCATTTGATCCAAAGCTGGCTTTAGGAGTAACACCTAAGCCACTAACAGTAGTAGTGACATAGTTGTCATTGTTAATGACTAACGGTGTCTTTGCAGTAAACTGTGCGTTAACCTTATTCCACTCAAAAATACCCCACTTGGTATTTGATGTGTCTAACCAGTATGTTCCATTAACCGGATTACCGAAAGGCTCAGAACTTGATGCAGTTAGTTGACTTAGATCCATATCAGCACGGGCGATATAAGCACGGGAAGTTACGCCGAGCATAGAGTAAGCAGCCTGGAGACCGTACTCGTTTAGCTCTCCGCCGTGTACAGGATTACCGGATGCGTCTTGATAGAACAACGGAGTACCAAATGTGTCGGTTAGATCGCGTTGACTTGTAATTAGGTATACTTTACCAGCATTGGCAGGATCAGTTCCTACTGCCAAACCAGTTCCACTTGCGTTCTGCTTGTTAGCCGCAGTCGCAACAAAAATTAGGGGTACAGTAGCAGGAGCGGCTGGGAGATAAAAACTCTCGTCAATTACGCTTACTTCTACGCCGGGTGAATTTAGTGCCATTGTGTATTCTCCTTAATGGATTACTTTGATATATTTAGTGGCAATGGCTTAAAAATACCCTGTTAAATACAAGATAAAAGGGACAGAAAAAGGGCGGGGTAATGAGAGATCTTTGTAAAAAATAGTCGTAGACGGCCAGTAGCTATCAACTATTACAAAGAAAGGGCGAGCATTTTACTAGATCAGTTTGTCGATCATTGTTCAAAAAATTATAAATCGTCAAGACCTAATTGGATTAATTCCGGATATCAGAAAAAAACTGTGTGTGATAAATGCGGATTTAAAGGAACAGATCTTGAGCAGTTCGATGTGTACCACGCTGACGGAGATTTAACTAATTGTAGGTATAGCAATCTTAAAACAGTTTGTGCTAACTGTCAACGGGTCTTACATAAATTTAAATTACCGTGGCGTCAAGGAGACCTGTCACCCGATTTCTAGTTCAGAAACCTTACCTAACGATTCTAAACTTGTATATAGTTGACTGATTAATCCGTTATTGTCAACGATACCGTCGAACTCCGCCCCTACCCATGCAGTCTCTGAACTGTGTACACCTAGTTTTTGCAGTTCTTCACTAGCAGAAATATCACCCTGGTTAGCTGCTTTCGCAGTCCAATACCAGTCCGGCAGCATGCCACGCTGTACCCAGTAGATTTTACCGCCTTGTCTACGGATGGCATTAATCTCATTCGGAAAACGACAGTCACTGATTACTATGTTATCTTTACTGTTTCGTAGTTTATTTTCAAGGCTGGAAATCCAAATATCGTCGTGAAATCCTTTACGACAAACTTCAGTTCCCCAATATTGTAGAACCCATCTCGGAGTTAAATTGGGCATGCCTAATCTTTCTGCCCACCAAGTATCTACCTGCTCTCTCCATTCACGAGCTTCAGTAGTCCGTCCTTCAAGGAGTGTACGATCCCAACCGAAAACAGCAGCTACCGCATCTTTCAGCGTACCGGCAAAACTTTCTCTTCGATATCCGTGAAAATTTACAAGATAATCNGCAGCAGTATCTTTTCCGCTGCCTATGAAGCCCACAAATCCGATAATCATAGNATCTCCAAATAATACTTGTTATTTTACAGGAGATTTATCTATAAGTCAAATAAGTTTGGGCAATTATAATAGGTGTGAGAGATACAACAAATAATGGCAAATATATCGGAAAAAAGAGAAATAACATTATCCAATAACGAAAGTTAACGGTTGCTGGTTATCTTTGTTATTAATTAACTCTAATTCCAGTTGCTCTAACTCTGCCTTGCCTTCTGCTTTTAGTGCTGTACCGTTAAGGCTTGTACCGCCCTGGGGACTGGCAATAGTTTGAAACTTTTCTCTTGCTTCACCTAACATAATTTTACATGAAGCTAATGCATAGTCTCTTAACCAAATACCTGCCCATGTGTCTTGAAATAAGATGAAATCAGGTTTTTGATTGTACATCCATAGTAACACATGCTCCTCTCCACGAGGGCGTTGTGTAATTCTTAAGCGTTTTGAAGTAGGGTTCCAGTCAAAATTAATATAACTACCGAACATTTTTCCCACTTCTTTTTGATAACTTGCAAACATATAATATGTTGCGATACCACCCATGTTAGTACTAGCTAACAAATAGGTATTAGTATAGGCTAAGTTAAACGGTTCAAATAGCGTGCCACCGTCGCCGCCGCCAGTTCTCGAACCGATACTGCGTCTAAAGACCTGCCGAACCTGCATAACTTCCGGTGCTAAGATGTAGTCATTAACATCTGTTTTTAAAAGTTAAAAATCCGAAGCTTTCTTCTACAGAGTTTTGGCTTCTTGATCTGTACCTAAGTAGCGCACGCTCTATAGCGATGTTGTAGTGCTTGGGATCAAGTTCAACATCTACCATTCCGTCACCGAGCATAGTACGGATATAATCAACAACTTTGTCTTTTTCGGTATCGAGTTCGTTCATAGCATTATTTATCTAATAAATAGTAGACTATGCCAGACTTCCTTCAAAACAAATATACAAAATGGTATTATAACATTATTAGTTCTGCCCGGAATAGAAAGCCAGTTGGCTATATTGAAAATCATCATATTATTCCTAGAAGTTTAGGAGGAAATAATAGTCAATCTAA